ATGGGTATTACCTTTTTTGGTCACAAACCAAGCGGCCACAGACCGCCTCATATCAAGGGACTAGCCCTTAAATTCTTAAATATTTGTCTTTGGAACGACTTAATTAAAAGTCAAGAAGTTAGTTCGGCACTCTTAGCTTAGTTTTGGGCTATTGATTGCCGATCTCTTGTTCTATGGGTATGACAGACTCTATTTCGACGACTTCTGCATCGCTATCAATCTCTTGGTCGGTGCGTTCAGCGTCTAATATGTTGCCCTTCCGCAGTAGGTCACGAATATCAGTTTTGCCAATGACCCCTCGATCTTGCAGAACCATTGCTTGCGCTAACATTTGAGGGTCAATAGTCGCATCGTAGAATTCTTTGTTGATGTCTAGGGTAATGTCACCCTCACCGCCCATAAATTCACCAAGCCATGAAAGGGCTTTTTTAAACCCTTGTTCAACGTTAACGATTAATGAGCCTAGTTTAGAGTTTTGACCAGCAAATCGAATCTTTGCCGCTTCCGCTGTTTCCGACCCTGTAGAGTCTTGAATAATGCGCGTACCAATTTTGACCATCTGATCTTCTTTTAACTCCATCCCTCGCTCTGGCATCTGATTTGGTGCAGCTTGGAGTAGTGATGCATTAGCATCAAGGGGCAGTAACAGGCCAGATCGGGAACCAAGTTCTATACCATTGCTAAAATTATCATCAGCCCATGATTGCGTTAAACCAGCAATAACAGGGGTTGGCTGGCCTACAATAAAACTGGATTCCTCATAGTCAGCAGAGTTTCTATAGTGAGCAATATTGACTTCTGCTATGTCATATAGAGGGGCTTTATCAGATGTCTCATCGTTATTAACAGAGCCTATGAACTCAAACGGTATTACATCCCATGTCGAGCCGTTAGATTTTCGGGGTACGATGTCATCAGAGACTAGCTGGTTATTCTCATCGTATAGTCTTTGGGTGTAGACACCTTCATCAAGTAACAAAACGCGGTGATACATACAATGTTCTACGTCGAACGGATCGCTATCAAGGGGTTCTATCCTTGGCTCTTGCAACACAACCAATGTTAACTGTTTGACCCCGTTTACAACTTCACAACGCCAATTAATGACAGACTCTGCTGGATAGGCTAATAGCGAGGCTTGGAGACCAGCGGTAGAGACTTGTGCTTGTGTTAGCCCTTCCTCAGTCTGCGGATAATCTACTAGCAGACCATAACGTCCTGTTAAGAGAGTGTCAGACGCTGCATCTTTAATCATTTGATCAAGGTGCAACCCGTTACCGTTTGCGTTTTCTAGTAGGTAATCTATGTTTTGGGGTAGTTCAATTTCGGTAGGCTTGCGGAATACCATGCCCAGCATACCCTCTTTGGTATGGCTGACAAAGTTTACAAAGTTTGCGCGGCTTCGGTAGGCATCGTATCTTACTTGGTTATCATCGCTACCATCTCGGGCGTTAGGCGCTGGAAGATATGCCGTACCAGCAGCAGACCCAATACCGCCAGAATATAACGTTCTAGTGCTTCGACGGGTTTTGATTGCTGTTGCGCCTTCATCGCAATCGCGCACTAGTTGCCATGTCTCTATATTCTTCGCATAGTCTGCGTTCTGCGTATCTACTGGCATAAATTAACTCACAAATTTTATAGAAAGGCTGGCGGCTGGTTTAACCACTGGCATTTCGTAGGCTATTGGATACGTCCCAGCATCAGGGAGGTGATCCAGATTAGATTTTTTATCGGGCGCACCGTTAGCGTCATAGGCTAATTGTTCAAGACAACGGGCAAACTCAGGGCAGAGTAACTCGTTAACCTTTACCAGCCCTTTATCAAATGCAACGTTTGCAGCTATAACCCTATCTTTGACCAAGGGGTTTGACTTGTGGGCGTACACTGCAAGCCCTGCTGACTGCAATAGGCTTATGTCTGACACTGAGGCATCCACTGTCTTGCGGCTTGCGCCACTCGCATCAGGATAGACGCGTATATGATGTTCGGGGTATTTCTGTTTAATTGTTGCTATTAGTTCAGGCGTGTCATATATGCCCGTTAATTCGTCCACTGCGTGCCATACGTTATCGCGTACGACATAGCAAACACCACTCATATTGGTTACGTTGAAATCAACACCGATTGCGATGCGGTCGCGTGGTTGTATCGTTTCACGGCTTGCACACTTCTTGCGCTCGTATGACTTGTATACCGTTCCAGAGAATAGGTTAACGAATTGACCGTTTAAGTATGCGGCTCTAAGTTCGGGGTTGTATGTGTCAGCTAGGGACTCAATATAGCCCTCTGGCAGATTAGCTTCGTTATCGTATGTGCTGGCCTGAACCAATCCATAATTAGCTGTTTGATCCATAACAAACCGCTGATAGACAAATTTATAGCCTTCTGGCGTAGTAGTGACTGAGACTCTATTCGGGGCATCTTCCCAGCGCAAACGGCCAATTATTTTATTCCACGCTAGGGAGGCTTTATTCGTGTCCATAACGTCGATCTCATCGACTAGGGCATTGCCTACCTTAAAGCCTACAATCGTCTGTGGTAGCTGCATAGAGCGACAGATGACCGTTCCGCGATAGGTTCGACCATTATAGTAGTGTACTTCTTTGTTGCCTTCTCTTATCTCAACTCTCAGACCACAAGCCGCTGCGACCTGTTCTGCTGTTACATAATAGATGTCTCTGATCTGTGGATAGCTAGGGGCAAAGTAAGCCTGGTTAATCTTTGGGTACTTCCAAAAGTCCAGGCATTGAGCCACGCAACCAATAAATGTTTTTCCTGATCCATAGCCAGCAACAAAAGCGCGATATTTATTATCAAGGTTTAAGAACTTCCCTTGTGGAACGTTTACCGATATATCCATTAATCAGTTTTACGCGCATCAACTATCTCTACCTGTACACTTTGAGGGGCTGCCCTTTCTTGATCTGCCTCGTTATCGCCCTCGCTCCACTTAAAGCGGTTAGCAAAATACAGTTTGATTAGGCTTTGGCTACTATCTGAGGCACGGCTTTGCATCATGTCAATAAACTTGTATTCCCAGAACGCCTCTCCAGCTTCTCGCGCGCGCGTAAATGTGTCTGAAAAGTCATCATTATCTTCTGCCCATTTGTAAATAGTAGACCTTGCAACGTTTAGCTTTCTCGCTACTTGGACAACAGATAAACCCTCATCCATTAAATCAAACACAAGCGCGCCTATGTCTTTTGTGTATTTGGTGGGTCGTCCTATTGGTTTTGACATAACTAGACCTTAAACGGGCCTCAATTGCCCGAAATAGCTAAAAATAAGTGTATTTTATTGTGTTTTTTCTTGTATCTTTAATGTATTTTTAGTACACTAAACGTATAAACAGAAAAGGATTAAAAGATTATGAAACAGTTACCAGATCACCCTATTCAATGCCCAGATGATTTGAATTATCTTTCTAGCTTTAACGCTTACTTAATGGATAACAATCCAGCCAATGAGCCTTGCGATGATTGGAGCGTTGATTCTAATAATCTTCCCCCCGTTTCACCTATTGAAGTTGCCGAAATGCAACACGAAGTCGAAGCACGTTTAAACCGTGAAGCTGACATTCAACGCACCTTAAACCGATACGACAAATTATGGGGGTCTAAGTAATGGACGCTTTAGCTATTGCCTTATCTTTCAGTTTTTTAATCATGGCGGCCATATCGTCGCTTATTCATCTAGTAAACAAATACTTTAAAGGGGTAAACAAATGAGATCATATCCAATATGGAACAATGTACAGGCTTCACGTAAATCATGGGGAGCAAAGCAAGAGGCTTCAGTTAATGTTTTTGTTGGCACATCAGCGCAAAATTCGCATGATTTTGTAAGTCATAAAACAACACACAGAACGCATGATGACGGCACACAAGAGTTTCGTTTTTATGTCGATGGCGTTGTTATTAAACGGGCAATTATCGAACCGCAAAAACTTAAACGTGATTGCACCTTATCTTTTGTAGAGGTGACATTATGACTATCCAACATTTACCAATGCCTGTAATTGATAACTTTTTAAACGGTGACCCTTGCGCTATTGGCCCGTTTCGATCTGATGGAGAATATCTCTATTTAGATAATAACGCGATAGCATACCGAGACAAATCGGGCAAAGTTTTCAGAATGCAGCAACCTTCAGCAACACCCCCAGAAATAGACTACGGGGCAGAGTTTTTGAAGGCTTTGTGCATTGCGCTGCCATTTGTCGGGCTTTTCTTTTGGTTTCTTTTTTCTCAATTTGGGAGCGTTTAATAATGATTAAATCTTGGATTAAATCGCTGCACTCTTTTGCTTTAAATTTAAGCTGGTCGTTTATCTTTACCTGGTTAGCTGCGACAACGGCTTACCTAATCACTGTAAATCTTTTATAAAGGGGTCAATTATGTTCAATCTTTCCAATTTGTTTGACGTTGTAGATGATGCGATTGCAGCAAATCCGCATTTTACAAATAAATCAATTGCGTTCGAGGAATTTATCGCGCAGCGCAACCATTTAGACCAACCACTACCAAAAAAATATCATAATCAAATTTTAAATTGGTATGCAGAATGCCCAATTTTTAATCATGCAGAATTAACCGGAGGTAATTATGAATATTAACGTTAAAGAAAAGCCAGATTATTTGGCAACGGTTGAAACGCAATTAAATAATATAGCCTGGCATTTACAAGTGTGCAGAGAATCCGACTGCGCGCCAGCTGATGCCGTTATAAAAATGCATATAAAAGCCGCGCACTACGCGCTAATGCTGCACGATAACCAATAAGGGGTAACTAATGCTTAAAATAACCGATGACTTGTATCGAGAAAGTGAATTTTATCAATGGCTAGAAAAACGCCCCGCTAATGTTTGTTGTGATTACAACCCACATTACGTTGATATGGGCGGCTCTAGGGTAACAATTACATTCACAATTGATGATGAAGTAATCGAAGAATAAACCCACCTCTTAACCACTACAGCCCCTTTATTGGGGCTTTTTGGGTGCAAACACTTAATTTTTAAAGGGGAATAAAATGCAAATTGAATTAAACCAATATCAGGTTATGGACGCAATCGAAGAATATTTGTCAAAAAAATTTGGCTTCAATGTTGATTTATATAACACCTGCACAGAAACCACGGTTAATTATGTAAAAAAAACGCGAGTATACAAAAAACACAAAAACGGTAAGCCCGTTATGAATGCTCATGGCTATCCAGAAATTGACCACGCTAACGAAATCAGAGAAGATGCCCACATTCTATGGGATGAATGTGATTCAATTTCGCTATATTTAGAGGGTAATTAAACATGAAACCATCAAACGAGTATGACGCGCTGGTTTTAGCCCTTAAACTGGCAATTACTGCGCCAGATGATGCAAAAGCTACGCAATGCGTCGAAATGGCGGAACAAATAGCCGCGAATATGTCAGAAATAGAGGTTGAACGCGCAAAAAAGCAAGCAAGTAAAGAGGCCAGCAATGATTGAAACCGTAACCCCTAATGCTGAGATCAGGGACGCTGCGCGCGATCTTATAGCCTCTCTAAAGGCTGATGGCTGCACAGATTCACATTTTCTGGCAGAACTTCAAAAACTAGCAGACGGGCAACCCATGCCAAAAAAAACAAAAGGCGATTAAATGGAAAACGAATTTATTA